TCAGCAACCTCCACCCAATCCCGCGCCTCAATAGCGTCAGTAACCGCTAAAGTAGCCGTTGAAATAGGCTTGAGAAGGTCGGTCGTGTCGTCCACGTTGCCTAGTCCTATTGCCGTTCTTGATGTCTGCGAAGTTCCAGCTTGGAGAAAACTGTCTACGAATGGTTCTGGGTCGAAGTCTGCCATGATGTTATGTTCCTGTTAAATAGTAGCCGCCGGTCGGTGTTAAATATCCGCCGCCAGTTGGTGTTAAGTATTTGCCTAATTCTGATACGATCTCACCGCCGCTCACTGAGAAATCGAGCATCAATGAGTCTCCGATAGGGTCCATCTCTGGACGGTTCATCACTGAGTTTGCCATGTAGCGCGTCTCAGTTCCTCCGCCTGGGATGTCGATCTGAAATACTATCGTTCCCGTTAGCTGGATGTTGTCGAGATAGTCTAACTCAAATAAGAAGGTTAAGTCTGCCGATGCAAAGGTGCGAGTCGTGCCGAATGTGATCTCATTCGCTTGGTTACCCCTGTCGAATTGTCGAGTAAATGACCCCTTAACAAACGGTACAACCTCAAGTTGCCTATCGCCGGTTAAGGTGAAATCGCGGGCTGAAGAATGGACTCTCTCTGACACGCCAGGTTCTCCGGCAAGCCATTGGATGGTATCTCCATTCTGTAGCCCGATTCTCATTTATTTGACTGCTTTATCTTCTTTGGTTGCGCGTGATCCGCATTTGCCTAGGACTGTAACGAGTGCCACAGCTTTAAGGCTCGGAGTCTTATCGCTGAGACCTTCACAGACGCTCTTGATGATCGCCTCAACGCCACCGTTAGCGATTGCTGACGGTTGCTTATCCATCTTCTTGATGCGGTCGCCAAGGTGCTTCTTGAGGTCTTCACCTAGAGCTTTAGCCTTCGGGTTGATTAACTTTTTAGCGTCAGCCTCTTGCTTTGCTTTGTAGGCTTTGCTGGCTTCGCTCGCTTTATTGATAGTGCTCATGATTATACTGGTGCGGCGGTTGAGATGTAGAAGAGTGGGTCAGCTACTCCGAGAGTTAGCGTGCGGGTTGCGATCCAATCGGTAGAACCTAGAGTCTTGCGGTCGGTGCCGTGTCCAAAGTCTGATTCAACCAGTGAAGCGTTATAGACTGCAACGTAAACTCCGGCGCCTTCAATAACTAAATCGGATGCTGAAGCCTGCACGCTAGAACCTAGGGCTGTGGCGTTGATTCCTTGGGCAACACTCACATCGTCAACCGTTGGGCCAACTGGGATTGCTGTAGCTGTCACCTGTAGCTCTTGGAACGTCATGTCAACTGTTCCTAGTCCGTCTACCATTTCATCGCGCAAGGATAAGCCGAGTGAGATGCTCCAGCCGTCTTCAGTGTGGAAATCGTCCCAAGGAGAAGAACCCCAAGTATTAGAGAATACGTCAGTGATGATGTCAGAGACTGCAAATCCTGTGTCGCCTGGGTATGTCACCGCTGTATCAGCATAGTATGAGCTGGCATCTGACGGGTTGGTATCGTTAGCGAGTAGACCAGTGAACTCAATTTCTCCTTGGATGGTTTGGCCTACACCTAGATTGATGTCAGGCATTGAGGTTAATCCCGCGTTATGGATGGTGAATTGACGCCCTGCAAGAGTGTTGATAACTAGAGGAGAATCGGAAGCTCCAAATACTGAAGAACCGATTGCTGATGTTGCGTATGGCCAGATGATACCAGCTAGAGCGGTAGTAAATCGACCAGTAGGCTCAAATGATACGACGATACGCTTATCTTGGATTCTCTCGTCTACAATGCCAAATCGAGAAGTGCCAATCTCAAAGCGTGAAACTGTGTTTTTAACAGTAATATCACCTTTTGACCAAAACGTTTGGCCTCCGAATGTGACCCTAGCTGGGCCGCTTATAATAGTTGCTCTATCGATGCTCATTGTTTTAATCTATGGTTAGTTCTGAAATTGATGATGGGAGGATTCCGGCTGATGTTGCAATAGCTCTTACTAGGTCGCCGCTGGATACTGCAAAGGGTGTCGTGTAGGTGATGCTTGGGTAGCTTCCGTCTAGTGAATAGTTAAACGCAGATGAAGGAGTATCGCTAGTCAAGGTGATGGTCCCCCCTGCATTATCGATGATAGGTTGCAGTGTTTTCTCTAGCGGTGTGTTGTATAGAGGTATTTTCAGGATGATCTCGTAGCTGACAAACCCTGGAGGCGCTGGAAGTGGTCGAACTGGTACAGGTTCAGCAAATAGCGTCCTGTTTCCGATCTGTAACCGATGAAGTACGGAAAGGATGCGAAAGCTCATGTCGTCGGGTAGGATCTTAGAGCCTCGTCCTGATCGATTGACTAGAACATTCTCCACCATCTGAATAGTGACGGTGGCCTCGGATTGTGGGCCAGGCATATTAGCGTTCGCGCTCGATACTGTAGGACGTAGAATGAGAGCCGCAATTCCTTGCGTTCCTCCTCTTGATTTGACCGTGTTCACAGCTTTCTCGGCTGCGGTGTCAATCGTTCCCATGTCATCGACAATGATGTTCAGATGGTCTAGGTTATCACATTGCAGCATGTAGCCAGCAATGTCGTTCTGAAGGTCTGTGAGTATTGCGCCGGTGCTCATCTTAGAAGCTTAGTAGAGGATCTCCGCCAAACGTGCTGGCGACTTGGTTTGCTGTTGAGATGCCGTCATCTCCTGTGATTAGCAATTCGCACTTAGCTGCTTGGTCTAGCATTTCGTGTGCTCGTCTGTTTTCGTCGCTTCTCTCTTGTGCTATCTCAACGCCGGTCGGGATGCTGTTCAGAATCATGTTCTTAGCGATGGTGGCCGCTGACCATAGAAGCTCCTCAGGGATTAAACCCGCTGCGCTCAGTTGGTTGTCACGGCATGAAGCAACGCGGCCTCGTACCAATCCTGTGACCTGTGTGATGATGCCAGGGAGTCTTGATACCTCCGAACCTTCGTCTTGTCCTGCGTCATCCCATGTCTCAATCTCGTTAATAGAGAGTCGATCTTTGATGTTTGCCTCTGTGAGTGTAATCCATGCCATAACTTTTCACCCAAAAACCCCCAGCCCGTGAGAGCTGGAGGTGTTGGTTGTTATGTGCTGGGTTACTACTCGGAAATAGTCAAACGGACACCTGCTGAAGCGTTGTTGACGTAGACGATTTCAGTCCAATCAACCATGAGCTTCTCGCCGTAATCCTTTTGTGAAGTACGAACGCTTGCATTCATGCTGACCTTCATGCGGAAAGTCTTAGCGAATGAGTTGTCGTAGAGACCGGCGTTATCTGATGCGAAGAAAAGATAGAGGTCGGCTCCTACTGCGTTAGTCTTGGAGGATGTAACGTTGATACGAGTATCAAATACAGTGCTGCAAACTTTAATCTTCAGATTGGAGTTAATGAAGAATCCTTCAGCTTCCAAAGTGGAAGGAGAAATCTTCAATGTGCCAGGGTAACGCTCGATAACCTTGGGATGGTTACGGAAGATACGCCAAGCTTTCAAGCTCATCAAGATACGGTTTGGTAGGATGCCAGTAGTATCGTTCATCTCTTCGATCAGCGTATCGATGTCAGAGATTGGATCTGCTGATGAATCCCAAGTGGTAGCAGTCGGGCTGTTGAGGATAGTGTTGATCTGTGTGATCGTATCCTTAAAGCGTGAGTTGCTGGCTTGGGTAACAAGGTTCTGAGTGCGTGATTGACGAAGTATAGCCAATCCTTGCGCTCCTGCTTGGTCGAGTTCGTGTTGATCGATAAAGTCATGCAAACCATTAGGCTTGAGGCTAATATCTACACGATCTCCGTCAGATTGAACAGCCTTGGAGTCTCCACCGATTGCGCGAGCGCCTGAAGGAGTCTGGAAGCCTGAACGTTTAGCGTAATCGATAACTGAGAACGTTACAATTCCCGTTGGAACAACTGGAGCGATAAACATGGAGTTTACGTCTGTTGATTCATTGAATAGACCGTTAGCAAGATTGGTAAGGGTCTTTTGGTGTACTGGTGTGCTCATGATATTAGCTTACTGTGACTGGGGTTAGGAGTGCTGCCTCGAAACGGTCGCCCGCTGCGGTTGCTGCTTCAAGTGCTACGGCTACGATCTTACCTGTAGTGGCAGAGGGTACGCGACCGGCTGCTGCTGTCTTGACGTTTGCGCCAAGTGCAAGAGCTGCGGAAGCCTCAAGTAGTACAGTGCCATTAACAGCACCTGGGATAGCGATTGACGCTAACTCACCTGCTGCTGCTGCTTCTGTAGCTACACCAAAGGGAAAGTCCGATGCTGTGCAAACAATGACCGTTGAGCCACTGATTTTGACGAGTTGGCCCTGTGTAAGAGCTACCCCCGCCTCGATTGGGATTATCCCACCTTCTCTGTTTACTGAACTAGACATGCTATTTTAGTTGGTTGGTTGGTTTGTTGTGATTAGTCTTGGAATGCTGTTGGGTCTTCACCTTGGGCATAATTGAACCGCTCTAGGAATGAGCTTGAATCCCCAAGGTCTTGTTTAGCTTTCACTAGGAGAGCCTTTTGGCGTGAATCCTTGTCGCCTGAGTTTACTGCACCGGCTGCAACTACAACTTCACGCTTGGTGATGTCGTCATTGGCTGGAATGGCGTTAAGAGCTGCGGAAACGGCAACCAACTTCTCAGGGTCGCTAGATGCTTCGATAAGCTGATCGCGCCAATACTTCTCGGTGCTTTCATCCTTGGCAGCGATTCGGCCAGAGTCCTTAGCAGCTTTGATCTCACGATCCGCTGTGACTTCTGCACCTTTCGCAAGGGACGCTTTGAGTGTTACTACTTCGGCCTCAAGTCCATCGACCTTTGCGGCCTTGGCTTGGATCGATTGGATGTTAGCCGCTGTGATTTCGGCCACCTTGTCTGTTTTTGACTCGGCCTCTGTGACGAGTCCGGCCTTTACTAGTACGTTAATATCCATTTCTGGTGTATTTGGTTGGTTGTGAGAGTTTGATGCAGCGATCTTTTCTATTTCGCGGAATGCCGGATCGTTTACGAGTGCTCCGATTGGACCAGAGCTAGGCAAACCGATTGGCTCGCCCGTGTTTCTGTCCATGTTGTAGACTGGGGAGAAGTAGGAATAATCCTTGCCTTCTATTGATGCCGTTCCTGTAGCTGTCCACTCAACGTCCATCATGATGCCTTTACCTTCTTCATATACGAAAGCGGTAGGGAGTGCGGCGGCTGGGCCTGAATCTTTATGGTCGAAGTCGATGATTGGTCGAACGTTCTTGGTGTGTCGCTTCTTCAGTGACTTGTTAAGAGCTTCAACGATTGCCTCACCGCGTTCTGCTGACACCTTGGAAACGATAGAACCAGGCTTGCCGTCTACAGTAGGGTTGATGCTGTGCGATCCCTCTGGAATGTATACGATGCGCGTCTTAATGTCTGCGAGCGTGCTGAAGTTGGCTTGAACTTTCATTAGCCTCAACCTTGAACTAGACAGTGAAGAATCAAAGTCTTGACGGTGGTCCCGATGATTACTTCTAATCTATGGTTGACCTGATCGCTATTTAGTGTTTAATGAAGGGGATATGAAGAATAAATACATCACAGCTATATGCAGGTTTCTCGCATTCCTTTTCGTGTGGATAATAGGATGCGCCATCATGGACCTATGGATTCAATGTGATGCTAGGTCGTGGTCTATGGTTTGGGGAATCGTTGTTTTTCAGTTCGCAAGTGCAGCCGGTGACATTTTCGATTAACTAGAACCGCCGATAATATGAAAAACCGATACCTAGCAAGAAAGAGCGGGGGATATTTCAACCCCTATGAAGTGCTCGATTTAACGCAGCCCGAAATGATAGGCGAGAAGCACTTCGAGGATCATTACGGCTTGCACTATTACACTGTGTGCGTCTGCTCAATTCTTGAGGATGCTGAGATGATCGCTGAAACCTTGAACGCTGCTGGACTGTAACGACCCACTAACCACCCTCACCCCGTCATTGAATTGGCGGGGCTGAATGGGTATATGACGGATGAAACTATGCTAAATGCGAGGAATGAGGTCGATAGGGGTATAGCAAAGCTTGATGGGAGCTGGGTCCATTTAAATTTAAATTTACGAGGTGCTATGATTGCCAAGCTGATAAAAAGTGGAGTGTCTAGATCCGATATAGCTAAATCCATGGGTGTGACTATCAGCTCGCTAACTAGGCCACTTAGGGCGGTCGGGTATCTTAAACCGTCACCAAACCCTAAACTAAATCCCTAACGCCCGCTCAAGCTGCTCCTCAATCGCGGTGAGTGCTGGCTCTAGGTAGACTTTCTCATCTGGTAGCGCGCCTTTGACCGGCTTTTGCGTCACACTCTTCACAAGTGCATAGATTGGACGACTCTCACCACTTGGCAGAGTCTCCATGATCGCACGTCCAGCAAAGAACGTTTTGCCTGGGTAGTCTCTTGCTCTAACTCCATGCGCTTCCGGGACTAGGGGAATCGTGAGGAATTTGCCTGATTTGGGTCGTATCGTGCCGCCTGTGATCTTATGAGAGAATAATTGAAAACCATTGTTAAGGGTGAACCCACTAGCATCAGCTCCAGCCACATTCCAGCCTTCTGTGATGAGGTTGCCAAAGCCGCTTGATTTACGTCCAGCTCCATGAGTAGGTAGAGACTTATTCAGCCAGCCACCTTTAGCATTGAAGTCACCATAATACTCCTGCATCGACACCAAAGAAGCCTGACCCGCTACACGCATCAAGTCCCCTCTGTTCTCCTTCGACAATACAGCTAATAGAGCCGCAACTGACTCAGTGGCCTTGTCATCGATGGTGATGTCTACTTCGATGCCCATTACGACTCCAGACTATCTTCAACACCGGCCATCATTGCAGTACCGCTTGAATCCTCGAATGCCTCTTGCAATACCTTTGTGTTAAGCTTGGTGAATAGCTCTGGTAGCTGGTTCTGAGCTTGTTTGACTGTGGATATGAAGTCTGCATCTGTCACGTTATCGGATAAAGCAAGGGCAGCTAGACGATCAAACGCCGGTTTAACTCCTCCCAGCCATTTAGCTGATACGGTAGTGAGTGATTCTAGCACATTACTTGAAAGCTTGTCGATGTTGGCCATGTTCTCAGCTGCCTTGATGGTTGCCTGTGATGCTTCGATCTCTTCTTCCTCCTCAACCTCTACGGCTGGAGGTTCTTGATCGGGTTTTGATCCTGTCACAGTATCCTCGTCATTCATTGGCTTGGCTATGTCGTGGCGTTCTCTTATTTGCTCCTCTGAACGTTCTAGCTCTGGGTAGGTCTCCATGAGAATCTTGTCAGTCTCAGCTAGTCCCTTGGCATCCTTAGATCGCTTGGTTCTGATGATGATTTTAGGCATCTCTGATGCGTCACCATAGTTTAGAACGAGCATTGGCCGCACTAGATCACCTGAGATGACCTTTGCACAGTAGTCTCCAACACGATCAACCACATCAAGACGAATCTCGTTGTGTACGTCTCCTAGTGCTCGGCTGCCACTTGAACCCACATCGGAAGTAAGAGTCTGGCCGAGAATGAAAATATCAATGGCCTTGTTTGCGTTATCTATGAGCACCTGCTGAGGTAGGTTCTGAGCTGACTGGCTTGATTCGTGAATGTTGAGCTTTGTCTTCTCAGGGAACACACCAAACGCCGCAGAACCAATCTTCTTTAGCATGTTGCTGATTATTCCAATGTCCTTAGCGTCTGAGTAGTTTGCCCAGCGTATAGGGATGCCGTAGATCTGAGAGAATCCAAGCAGCCACTTGTTGCCGTAGACTGAGCCTAGCCAGTACGTCATCAATGCACGAAGAGGTGCAGCTTGTGAAGCGTGTCCACCATGTCCCTTCTTGATGGCTACAATGAACTTATTGTGTGGGAAGTCCTCTAGATTGTTGAGTGAGTATTCGCCATCCCGATTGAGCATTAGCCGGTCGAGTGTTCCATTCCTGTCTGGATATGCGAAATTGCGCCAAGGTAGTTTTACGGTTGATCTAGGTGTCACACCTCTCTCATCAACCTGCCATAGGATCTCCTGTACTGAATGGCCCTCGTAGTAGCTCTCAGCGATGCCAAAGATAGTCCCTTCAATGTCGCTCTCGCTATAGACGAAATCAACCTGCATAGCTAAAAGCGCCTGCTTGATGAATGCCGCTTTATCTACTGCTGAAGGTGTTGGATCTTCTCCGACCTCTGCAAATGGCTCTACTTGAATGTCATTCCTAGCTACCTGACCGCAGATCTCATCCATGTCACCCTGTAGACGAGGCATAGTGTCACGCATCGACTCAAATAGTGTCCCTTGGTCTCTCAGGTCTCCATTGATTGCGCTGTCTAGGATTTGTGAGACGCTTGATGGTAAAGGTTCACGATCAATCACATCGTCCTGGCGCTGCTCTGGTGTCTCAATGATTATCTGATTACCAAGCGATCTAGTGCCAGTCGCCAGTTCTGTTGAGCGGTCATGTTTCGCGCTGACTAGGAAAGAAGGAAGTTTCATTGATCTAAAGTTAGTTGGTTTGTGCAATCCCTTCCACATCTTCAAGCGGTCCCACGGGCCGGGATGATATGTCTCATTTGATGGGGTTCCTAGGTCCTGTGTAGTCGATGGCGTTGACTTGGCTCTCTATGCAATCAAGACGCCCCTTTAACTCTCCAGCATGCCTAGCATCAGCTATAGCCCTGCTTGATGCCTCTCTGTGCAGAAGCTTTAACTCTGTTGAATGCACTTGTAGCCAGCTTTCGTAGCGATCCTCACTTACCTCATGTCTGCCTGACTCTCTTGCTATGTTGGCATTGATTACAGATTGACGTTTATTCTTCTCGTCCTGCTCCAGTCGCCTATTATCGGTGCTTTCTTGCATCGGTAGAATAACGAGAGTCATTAGAGCTGTGAGTCCAGATATACCAATACCAGCGCACACTATGAAATTGGTTACGCCGCTCTTATTGTTGCCCTGTACTGCTGAGAGGATGGTTTTAATATCACCCCGCATTTCATCTTGTCCCCTGTGTAGGGCTTTGATCTCTGTGCCGTGTTCAGCTAGAAGGGCTTCGTGTTTCTGGTGCATAGCACTTTCTAGGTTATCACTCATCTATATTAAGAGGTATTACAAAATAAGGTGGAAATTGTAAAGGGTGCTATAATCCAGCCTTGTCGAGCCTTCGCTCTATGTCATCAAGTCTCTCATCAGTAGTTGGGGCCACTCGAACAGGCTCCGACTCATCCAGATTGATATTGATGCCCATGAAATTTAGTATTCCGTAAGCAATAGCTTTGGCTGATTCCTTTTGGAATGTCTCATCATTCAACATGACCTCCTCCTTTTTATTGGAGATGAACCCAAGCTCAACAAGGCAGGATGGGCAATTAGTCCCTCTGATTACAGCAAAGTTAGCCTCCTTGTCTAGATCTCCGTCTGATTCATCGAAGCGTTTCTTCATGCTTTGATTAGCGTGTCTATATTGGACGCCGATTGCAGTTGCTAGCTTGTCGCTGTTGTTCTGGCCTGGAGTGGTGAAGATCTCCCAGCCACTAGCGTTTGAGTCACTGAATGAGTTGCAATGGATCGACACGAATACAGACGCATTAGCTGCATTAGCTAGATCTGGCCTCGTTGAGAGTGATAGGAATATGTCGTTATCCCTTGTGAGTAATGGTATGACATACGGCCTCAGCTCTTCAGCTATAAGGAGTGAAACCGTTAAGGCTATGTCCTTCTCCTTTGAATAAGAGCCGTAAGCTCCACCATCGTCGCCACCGTGTCCTGCGTCTATTGCTACTGTTTTCATTTTCCTATTGTTAATGCTCGCTTGTAATAAAACTGTGAATAGAACCTCTGCCCTCGTCCTGTGAGTGTCCCTTGCTTGAATTGGTATTCTTTACCCTCAGTCAGAGTCACGAAAGGAGGATCGTAAAGTGCGGAGCTGTTTGCGTCTCTCATTGAGGACCGCGACCCGCAAGACACTAGACTCATCATCACTGTCAGCGGTAGAATGTATCTCATCGTCAAGTTTGAAGATCTCCTTGGTTAGTTGGTACTCCTTCCATAGATACCACCTGTTAAGGTATGCAGCAGCAGCTAGGAAGAACGCCGTGAGAGCTTTAAGCATTACCCTTGAAGATGACGACCTTATCCTTAGTCAGCTTGCGAAGTACCACGTTGAGTAGTCCAACACCGATCAGGATGCTCTCTGCGTTACCTTTGACGAACTCGCCAACTGAAGGGACGAATGTGGCCACTAGACCGGCAAGAGCTGTGATGAATGCAATAGCCGCTGTTTTAGATTTGAATATGGATTTCATTACCCGTCAAAGCTGGCACATGCAGCAATCAAGTTAAAGTCGCTCTTATGGTCCCAAATGCTAGAACTCTACACCATCAGATTCAAAGTCTGAGCTGTCCATGTGCATATTTGCCACTGTATCGGCTGTTATTGCCCCTGACATATGCGCACCACACATGATAGCACCTAGTAGAGCGTCAGCCCTGTCTGGTGATTTAACGCCACGCTTTACCATGTCAGGCTTAGGTTCAGCACGGAGACACCCTTTACTATCCCACTCAAGGAACCTAGTCGTTAACTGTCGCTGAGTGACTGGATCTAGCTCGCCAACGTCTACAAGCCCCTTGGCTATCTTCTTGCACCCTAGAATCCAGACCTCTGAGATCATGTTGCTGTAGAGCTTCGGTGTGTCGTCCTCTACTGGTGACGGCGGCATGTTGCCACGGAAGGAGTTAATTCGGAAGTGCTCATCGTGGAACTGGCTAACCATTGGCGCTCCTAATCCGTCAGCATCTCCCCAACACTGGGAAGCGTTCAATCCTAACTCTCTGGCTAGACGTATGAACTTGCGTACAGCTTGAACAGTGTTCTTGTCGCGCCATGAGTCGATAATTCGGACCTTGTTACCTTCACGTAGGGCAAACACGTTCTCATCACCACCGGCGGCAAAGTCAAAGAATGCTACCTTCTCACCCTTGGGTTGCGGGAATGGTGGGTTGTCGATGGCTTGACGTAGAGCGCCAAGGGAAAGGATCGCGTTACTATCCAAATCAGTGAACTCAGCAAGGTGCATTGAGCGGAAGATTGGAGAGTCTTCACCGTGGATCTCCTTGTCTCGCTCTCTCTTTGCTGGTGAGATGTGTGGGCATTCATAACTACTCATAGTCACCGAGTAGTAGAACCGCTTGAGACTGTGGTGAGAGTCGTAGAACCTGCCGGTTGATTGGCCTGGCGATGAGATATAGAGGCAATATTTTACCGTACAACGGTCGAAGGCTGCGAAGATCTCATCACTTACCCCTTTTGATTCATCAACTAGAATCATGACAGGATCTGTCTCAGGGTTTATTTTAGGGTGCCATCCCTCAGCGCGTTCAGGCTTAACTGTTGAGAAGCCTATACCTTTACCGCCCTCTGGTGTGCGTATAGTGCATGGACTTGTCCCATTGAGGACTACAACACCCTCCGGCATCCCTGCGCCGATAGCAGGCCAAAGCTGGTTCTGTAGCTGGTTGAACGAGCCACTGGTTGCGACTAGCCACCCCTTTGGATGCCGCTTGAAGAATCCCCTCACAGCAGCCCTAGCGACCACAGCGGTCTTCCCTGCACCGTTACAGGCCACGAACGATGTAGGCCAGCCCATAGATACGGCCTCAAGAACCTCCACCTGTTTCGGGTAGAGGCTGACACCGTCTAGGGCTGCTTGTTGGGCGAAGGTTATCATTATTCTATAGCCGCCTTCAGTTGTTCACTTATTTCATGAAGCGACTCCTTGGAGTCTTGGTTTTCGATGTCTAATATCTCAAAAGTTATATCGCTAGATGCTTTGGATATAACGTTCCTTAGTTTGGCCACCTCAAATAATGCTTTCCTAAGCTCCTGCTCAGTCTTTCCCGCCTGCCTTGGTTTCGTGTCAAATATTAGTGTTTTCATATCATTACATGTGGTGTGCATAGCTCGCGATCCCGCCGATGACTATTGCGAAGTAGAGGCCGACTTCTAGGACTGGGTGCATCATTCCTCTATTCCCTCTGGTCGTTTCATGTTCGCAGTCACAAGGTTGATCTTGTCCAGCTCGGCTTGCAGCTCTGGCGTGAGTTCCATCGGTGCGCTCTCGGTCTTGATTGCGCCCCCGTCCTTACCTGTAAGCTCTGTGCTAGTCTTGTGTCCCCACTTGGGAGAGTCCAGCTTGCCGGCAATCCATTTGAGTGAATCGATGTGGAGCTTCTTAGCCATCACCCTAGCGCCAGCCTCGCCGGTTCCAGGTGCACCCTTAGCAACGTTTAAAGCTGACTCAGATTCCTCTAGTGCCTGCTCTGCATAGTTGGCTGCTTGGATCTCTCTCGCGCTCGCATAACGATTGGTAAAGTCATCCTCATCATCAAGAATCCATTTATAAACAGTCGAGAAATTAGGCATATCAACCTCTCTCGTAATAGCCCGCAGAGATTCGCCCTCGCATATTCTGAAGAGGATAGTGTCGGCAAGTTCGCGGTTGTACAATGGCGGTCTTCCGTTTGGTTTTCCTGTTGGTTTACTCATCAGTTTCACCTTCCTTTAAGGTTGTCACTTTCCGCGCCCCTTCCT